CAAGCACATCATCATCATATTGTTCCAATTAAAATCAATCCTTCATTAAGATTAGATCCAGATAATATCGATACACTTTGTTCTAAGTGTCATCCGATTGTAGAAAGAGAAACAAATGAAAAATACCAGGAAAAGAAAAAGTTCGATTGGAAACTATAAGCCCCCCTATCGAAAAAAGAAACTATGGCCTTATGGGGGGATAGGGAGTGGGGGTGCAAACGCGCACCTCAAAATGATTTTTTGAAAAAAATTCGTTTTTTTAGGTGGTGGTTTAAGGAATGGCCAGAAAATCGAAGGTCATAATTGAAGCTGAAAAGAAAAAAGAATTAGAAGCGCAGCGTATTATGAATGTTTTGGTTGAAGCCGGAACTTATTCGCCAGCGCTTGATCCATTGATTGAAGTTTATCTTGATGCAGTTGAGATATACAGCGTCAAATATGGGTTGTGGAAGAATTCAAACTTTCCAACAGTCCAAAAAACAAAGAATGTAAATGGTGATGTGAAAGAATCAAAGCATCCATTGGCTCAACAAGTTGAAGTTTGGTCGAAGCAAAAAGCAAAGTATTTGGGGCAATTAGGACTGGACGGGAAAAACAAAGATTTAATTAAAAAAAGTGGGGTTCTTCTCGAAAAGGGAAAAGCAGAGAAAGAGCCCACGGAGCCTACTGATAACAACAAATTATTGCAATTTAGGCAGAGGTTGAATCGATGATTGATTTTGAAACAAATTACGCTGATATATTCGTTTCGGAAGTAGATGCAGCCCCGCACTTATATCCTGATTCTATTAAATTGGCAATCAAACGATATAAGAAATGGAAGAAACGAAAAGATATTTGGTTCGATGTTGAAAAAGCAAATGCGATGATTTATTTCACAGAAACATTCTTAAAACATGCAAAAGGAAAATGGGCGGGACAGCCGTTAATTTTAGAGTCCTGGCAAAAGTTTTACTTCGCTAACATTTATGGTTGGCAAAAATATAATGAAGATGGTAAAGCGGTGCGAGTGATTCGTACGGCTTATTTGCAGGTTCCGAAGAAAAACGGAAAAACAATCATGGGCGGTTCACCAGTTATTTATGCGATGTACGGTGAAGGTGTAAAAGGCGCTGATTGTTATATTTCCGCAAATACTTTTGAACAATGTCAAAATGCAGCAGGACCAATTGCTTTAACGATTGAAAATAGTCCTGATTTACGTCCGGATACACGTATCTACAAAGGTAAAGAGGATACGATTAAATCAATTAAATACACATTTGTGGAAGACGATATTAAATATGCAAATGTAATCAAGGTTCTTACGAAAGATAACGCTGGTAACGAAGGTAAAAACCCGTATATCAATTATTTTGATGAAGTTCATGCTCAAATGGACCGTGAACAATATGATAACTTACGTTCAGCGCAAATTGCTCAAGAAGAACCACTCAACATCATTACTTCCACAGCAGGAAAGAATACCGGATCGTTGGGAACTCATATTTATACTTATGCAAAAGAAGTATTACAAGATGATAACAATGATGATTGGTTTGCGATGATCTATGAGCCAAATAAAAAGTTTGATTGGGAAGACCGTAAGGTTTGGAAAATGGTTAATCCCAATATGGGTATATCAGTTAACATGGAGTTTCTTGAAAATGCTTTTAAAGAAGCTCAAAATAATAGTTTTAATAAGGCTGAATTCCTATCAAAGCATTTAGATGTGTTCGTTAACTATGCTGAAACGTATTTTGACAAAGAACAATTAGATAAAATGCTTGTGGATGATTTGGGAGATGTCAAAGGGTTAACGTGTGTTATTGGTGTGGATTTATCAAGACGTACAGACTTAACTTGTGTATCGATAAATATCCCGACTTATGATGATGAAGGAAAAGCGATTCTAAAAGTGAAGCAAATGTATTTTATTCCGGAGTTTGGAATTGAAGATAAAGAGCAACAAAGAAATGTTCCTTATCGTGCATTTGCTGAACATGGATTTGCAACAATTTGTCCTGGTAAAACAGTTGATGAAGAGATGGTAAACGAGTATGTAGAATGGGTATTTGATAATTTTGATTTAAGACAAATTAATTATGACCAAGCGCTTGCTGAGAAACTCGTTGAGAAATGGGAGATGCTTGGTATTCCATGTGTAGAAGTCCCGCAATATCCAACTCATATGAATGAACCGCTTGATGATTTTGAATTATTATTGCTTCAAGATCGTGTAATAACTGATAATCAATTATTAATTTATTGTGCAAGCAATGCAAAAGTAATAACAAATATTAATAATTTAAAGACACCATCTAAACGTAAATCACCGGAGCATATCGATGGGTTTGTGGCCATGTTAATTGGTCATAAGGAAACATTGAATATGATGGAAGATCAAGTTCCGGAAGATGAGTATGAAAAATACTTAAACAATATTTATCGATAAGGAGTGAATGAGAAATGAATTTTGGCCAAGCATTTGAAGAAGTGAAAAAAGGTAAAGGGATGCGATTACCACAATGGAGCCAAGATGTTGTAATCTGTGCTCAGTTCCCTGATGAACACAGTAAAATGACAGCTCCATATCTGTATGTAGAATCTCGTTTTGGTAGAGTTCCGTGGAAAGAAACGAATATTGAATTATTCGCTGAAAACTGGGAGGTTGTTGAGTAATGAAATTGAAAGAACGATTTATTGAAGAAGTAAAAGCGGTAGGTACACCACAAATTATTTCTGTTGCTGTAAAGCTTCCGAATGGTGCAGTTGAAGTAATTACAAATACACAAGAAACGGTATCAAAGGTAGATTATTATATTAATACCTATGACGACGAGTTTAGATTGAAACATAACAATGCAATTCAAATTGTAGATTATATGATAGTTTAGTGAATGCTTGTTAGTTTTTCTTGAAATGAGGTGAGAAATTGGGTTTAAGGGATAGGTTTTCAAATTATTTATTTAAAAAAGCTGAAAAGCGTGGTTATCTGGATGACGTTTTAGGAAAAAGCATTCGTTACGGCGGTGTATATGTTACAGATTCAAACATCTTACAATCTAGCGATGTTTACGAGTTGCTACAAGATATTAGCAATCAAATGGTATTGGCTGATATTGTTGTGGAAGATGAATTCGGAAATGAAATTAAAGATGATATTGCGCTTCAAATCTTAAGGGATCCAAACAACTATCTTACACAATCTGAATTCATTAAATTAATGACGAATACTTATTTACTCGAGGGAGAAACATTTCCGATATTAAATGGCAATCAAATCCATTTAGCTTCAAATGTTTTTACAGAGTTAGATGACAATTTAGTAGAGCATTTTAATATTGGTGGTCACGAAATACCTCCATTTATGATTCGTCATGTGAAAAATATTGGTGCAGATCACTTAAGAGGAAAAGGTCTTCTTGATTTAGGAAGAGATACACTTGAGGGGGTTATGTCAGCTGAGAAAACTTTAACTGACAAATATAAAAAAGGTGGACTATTAGCATTCTTACTAAAGTTGGATGCTCATATCAATCCACAGAATGGTGCGCAGTCAAAGTTAATCAATGCAATTTTAGATCAATTAGAATCAATTGATGAATCTAGGTCTGTAAAAATGATTCCTCTTGGAAAAGGATACTCAATTGATACGCTTAAAAGCCCGCTAGACGATGAAAAGACCCTAGCATATCTAAATGTATATAAAAAAGATTTAGGTAAGTATTTAGGCATAAATGTGGACACATACACAGAGTTAATCAAAGAAGATATCGAAAAAGCAATGATGTATATCCACAACAAAGCAGTGAGACCAATAATGAAAAATTTTGAAGACCATTTGAGTCTTCTTTTTTATGGCCAAAATTCAGGGAAACGTATCAAATTTAAGATTAATATTCTTGATTTTGTCACTTATAGCAACAAAACGAATATTGGTTACAACCTTGTGCGTACAGCTATTACTTCACCTGATAATGTCGCTGATATGCTTGGATTCCCTAAACAAAATACCAAGGAATCACAAGCTATTTATATTTCAAATGATTTAACTGAAATCGGTAAGAAAGAAGCGAACGATGGTTCACTGGGAGGAGGTGAAGAGAATGAAAATTGAGGTCCGAGGGAATCAAGTCATACTTGATGGTTATGTGAATGTTGTGGACAGAGAAAGTCGAATGTTGCCTTCTCCAAGGGGATATTTCAAAGAGAGAATTGTTCCTAAAACATTTGAAAAGGCATTAAAGAAAGCAAAGAATGTGGATTTACTTTTTAACCACGATAAAAATAGAAAGCTTGGCTCTATTGAAAAGGGAAATCTGGAATTGTATGAAGACAATATTGGTTTAAGAGCCATCGCTACGGTTACGGATGAACAAGTGATTAAGAAGGCAAGGAATAAAGAATTACGTGGTTGGTCATTTGGTTTTGTTTCTGAAAAAGATTCGTGGGAAGAAGGTGAATCTGGTGTTCAAAAACGATCTATTGAAGAACTAGAGCTTTTAGAAGTGTCTATTTTGGATATGACACCAGCCTATGTTGCAACTTCCATTGAAACCAGGGGCGAAAATACAGCCATGATTGAAATGAGAAGTGAAGAAGCAGCTATAAAAACAGTTGTGGAAGATGATACAGAGGAAAGAAACAACATTATTAAACAAATAAAAAAAGTCCTGGAGGAAAATTAACATGAACTTAAAAGAAATCTTAAACGCATCTTTAACAAGAACGAAATCTCGATTAGCAGAATTGCAAGGGGAAGTAGAAAAAAATGAAGTTCGTTCAGAAGAACTAGCAGCAATTAAAGCTGAAGTAGAAGAATTAACAAAGGAAGTACAAACTATCACTGATGAGTTAGCAAAATTAGAAGCGGAAGAAAAAGGAGAAGATCCAGACAAAAAGAAAGATGAAGATCCAGATAAAAAAGAAGACCCAGCAGCAAAAGAAAATCCGAATGAAAAAACCGAACTGTCAGAAGAACAACGTTCCGCTATTTCAGCATCTATCGCAGCAGCTCTTTCTACTAAAGGTCATAAATCTACTAAAAACAAAGAAAAGGAAACTCGTTCAGCTTTTGCAAACTACATTGTAGGTAACATTGATGAAACAGAAGCCCGTGCATTAGGGTTAGTGACTGGTAATGGCTCTGTTACTATTCCAGATTTCTTAAGTAAAGAAATTATTACGTATGCTCAAGAAGAAAACTTCTTACGTCGATTAGGTACAGGAGTAAAAACAAAAGAAAATATTAAGTATCCTGTTCTAGTTAAGAAGGCAGAAGCTCAAGGTCATAAAAACGAGCGAACAAATAATGAAATTCCAGAAACAGATATCGAATTTGATGAAATTGAATTATCGCCAACAGAATTTGATGCGCTTGCTACTGTAACGAAAAAGCTGTTGGCACGAACTGGTTTACCAATTGAACAAATCGTAATGGACGAGCTGAAAAAAGCTTATGTTCGTAAAGAAACTCAATATATGGTTAATGGTGATGAAGCTAATAACATAAATGACGGTGCATTAGCAAAGAAAGCTGTTGAGTTTAAAACAGATGAAAAAAATCTTTACGATGCATTAGTAAAAATGAAAAATACACCTGTTAAAGAAGTTCGTAAAAAAGCACGATGGGTATTAAATACAGCAGCACTAACAAAAATTGAAACAATGAAAACTGATGATGGTTTCCCATTACTTCGTCCATTTAATCAAGCAGAGGGCGGCATTGGTTATACATTATTAGGCTTCCCTGTTGAGGAAGAAGATGCAATTGACATTCCTGATTCACCAGATACACCAGTATTCTATTTCGGTGATTTTTCTAAGTTCTATATTCAAGATGTTATTGGGTCACTAGAAGTACAAAAGTTAGTTGAGTTATTCTCACGTACAAACCGTGTAGGTTTCCGTATTTGGAATTTACTAGATGCGCAACTAATTCATTCACCATTTGAAGTTCCAGTTTATAAGTACGTCTTGAAAGAGCAAACTACACCAGGTGCTTAATATGGAAGATTTAATTGAGAAATTAAAATCTCATATTCATTGGGAAGAGGGTATGGATGAAACCATGCTCTCTTTTTATATCACTCAAGCAAAGACTTATGTAAAGAATGCGACAGGCAAACAGACCGAGTATTTAATTATTATGGTCGCCGGTATTTACTATGATTACAGGGTTGCTGAAAAAGAATTAGAACAAGCTCTTGATGCTTTAACGCCGATGTTTGTCCAGGAGGTTTATGCCGATGAAGAGAAAGACGAATAAACTCAAATGGATGGGTGAGCTACTTAAATTAGGAGAAACAATTGATCCAGAAACAGACCGTGTAGTGATGGGATATCCATTAGAACGGAAAATTCGATATAACAACATTGGAGTTACGGCCACTGATAAATTCACAACAAAAGATACGAATGAAATTGTAAAGAAAATTGAAGTTCGTATTGATCGTGACATTGAAAACAATCAAAAGAATTATCGCGTAAAAGTTGGTGGCCGTATTTATAACATTGAACGCATTTATGTAAAAGAAGAAGACCGATTGATGGAGGTGTCACTATCGTATGCAAATTAATTTTGAACAGTTGCGAAGTCTTATGAAGAAATCTGGTATTCCAGTTTCTCGTGATAGTGCTCCTACAGGGGGAGATTACCCTTATATTGTGTATGAATTTGTGAATGAGCAACATAAGAGGGCTTCTAATAAGGTTCTAAAAGATATGCCACTTTATCAAATTGCAGTTATCACAAATGGAACTGAAAAAGATTATGAACCATTAAAGGCTGTTTTTAATGAAGTAGGCGTGTCTTATTCTCAGTTTGATGGAATGGGTTATGACGAGAATGACGACACTATCACGCAGTTTATAACGTATGTGAGGTGTATCCAGTAATGGCTTCAAATAACAATGGCTTTGCTGAAGCTTTAGAAGATATCAATACGCTATTACGGGTGAATAAAAAAGTAAGTTTGGATGTGTTAGATGAAGCAGCCAAGTATTTTGCAGCAGAATTAAAAAAGCGCATTAAAATGTCGGATAAGAACAAGCGAGTACATTTAAAAAATAGCTTGAAAGTCGTTGTAAAGAATGATCGTGTATCTGTGGAATTCGAAGATGCAGCATGGTATTGGTATCTAGCTGAACACGGCCATAAAAAAGCGAATGGGAAAGGTCGAGTGAAAGGTCTACATTTTTCTCAGAATACCTTCGATGCAGAAGGGGATAAAATTGCTGATATTATGGCACAAAAAATAATGAATAGAATGTGAGGATGATATACATGACAATTGAAAATAAAGAAATTCAATATTCCGTAGGGATTGAAGATTTATATCTATGCTTGATGAAGGGAAATGAAACTTCTAGTGCACTACCAACTTATGAGGATATCGTTTATAGACAAACGAATATTTCTGATTTAACGATTTCCACTACTTCTACTAATTTTACAAAGTGGGCATCTAACAAAAAAATTATTAACATTGTCAAAAATACAGCGTTTGGATTAGCTTTTAACCTTGCTGGTCTAAATCGTGAAGTAAAAGATAAAATCTTTGCAAAAACACGTAAAAAAGGCGTGTCTTTTGAAACAGCGAAGGCGAAGGCGTATCCAAAGTTCGCAGTAGGGGTTGTATTCCCTTTAAATGATGGAACAAAAATATTACGTTGGTACCCAAAATGTACAGTTGCTCCAGTAGAGGAATCTTGGAAAACACAAGGTGATGAAATGACTGTGGATGACATTGCTTACACAATTACAGCAGATCCATTGTTATTTAATGATGTAACACAAGCTGAATTGGATACTGGTGATCCAGAGGCAAAAGGAATTAAAGCTGAAGATTTCTTAAAACAAGTAATTTGTGATGAATCTCAACTAGCGCAGCTAGGTGGAACGACTCAAACAGTTAAATAAGGAGGGTAATTATGGCACGTTTAAGTGATTTAGTAAATGTAAATATAACTAGAAATAGCATTAAGATACAGGGTGTCTCAATCCCTGTTATCTTTACTTTTGAATCTTTTCCTTATGTGGAAGAAGCATTTGGAACACCTTATCATGAATTTGAAAAAGAAATGAATGATATGTTAAGAAAAGGACAATTTAGCCTGGGAGAAAATGAAGCGAAATTGATGCGTGCATTAATTTATGCGATGGTACGTAGTGGTGGTACGGAATGTACACTAGATGAATTGAAAGGTGCTATTCCTATGAATGAATTACCTGATATTTTCATCGTTGTATACGAAATTTTCAGTGGCCAAACTTTCCAAACTTCTGATATGGAGAAGCTGAAGCAAGAAAAAAAGTAAAAAACATACTGACTAAAAACGAGGAATCTCAGTCCGAATTGGACTGGGATTTTTATTTTTATGTCGGTAATACATTGCTTGGTTTAAGTATGGATGACTTTTGGAAAATCACACCGGCACATTTTCTAAAACAGTTCATTATGCATCTCAGATACAACAATCCAGATGCATTACATGAGCAGAAACCGAAACAAATTTACACGCTAGATCAAACACCATTCCTATAAGAAATGAGGTGAGAAAATGCCTGGGAATAGTAAAGAAAGAAACGTTGTTCTTAATTTTAAAATGGATGGCCAAGTTCAGTATGCAAATACATTGAAACAAATCAATATGGTTATGAATAATGCAGCGAAAGAATATAAAAATCATATTGCAGCAATGGGCCAAGATGCAACGATGACTGATAAACTTCTTGCTGAAAAGAAGAAGCTTGAAATTCAAATGGAAGCAGCCAAGAAACGTACAGCTATGTTGCGTTCTGAATATCAAGCGATGTCCAAGGACACAAGTACAACGGCTGAACAACTTAATAAGATGTACGGTAAATTGCTAGATGCAGAACGTGCTGAAACTTCTCTTGATAATGCAATGAAAAGAGTGAATGAAGGCCTTTCCGAGCAAGCAATTGAAGCGAGGGAAGCGCGCGGTACTTTACTGGATTTACAAGAGAATTCTAAGAAACTTGAAGCTGAACAGAAGCGTTTGACAAGCTCATTCAAACTTCAAAATGCTGAATTAGGAGTAAACGCTAGTGAAGCTGATAAGTTGGAATTGGCACAGAAACAATTAAGTAAGCAAATGGAAATGACCGATAGAGTTGTTCACAATTTAGAACAACAATTAAGTGCAGCGAAGCGTGTGTATGGTGAGAATTCTACTGAAGTGCAGCAACTTGAGGCAAAGTTAAATCAAGCTAAAACCACACTGAAGCAATTTGAGAATTCGTTACATAGTGTCGGTCAAAGTGGTTCCCAAGCCGCAGATGGTATGGAGCAATTGGGTAAGAAGTTAGATTTACACAATATGATGGAAGCCACTCAAATACTACAAGGCGTATCTCAAAAGTTAATTGAGATTGGTAAATCGGTTGTGAATACTGCAATTGAGTTTGATACTTCTCAAAGAAAAATTCAAGCCTCATTAGGATTGACTGGGAAAGATGCCGAAAATCTTCAAAAAATTGCTGTTGATACTTGGAAAAAAGGTTTTGGTGAAAATCTTGAAGAGGTAGATAATGCGCTTATAAAAGTCTTTCAAAATATGCGTGATGTCCCGTATGAGGAATTGCAAATGGCATCGGAGGATGTTTTAACATTAGCTAAAGTCTATGATGTGGACTTAAATGAAGCTACTCGTGGTGCCGGACAAGTAATGAGTCAGTTTGGATTATCTACAGAGAAAACATTTGATCTATTAGCAGCAGCTGCCCAAGAGGGCCTTAATTACTCGGATGAATTGTTTGACAACCTTTCAGAATATGTTCCCCTCTTCAAACAAGCAGGATTCTCAGCTGAAGAGATGTTCAATATATTAGCAAATGGAACTCGAGATGGATCGTATAATCTCGATTACATCAATGATACAGTTGCCGAATTCGGAAAGAAAGTACAGGACGGATCTAAAGGTACGGCTGATGCGTTTGCTGATCTTTCCGAAGAAACTCAAGGGGTTTGGAAATCATTTAATGATGGTAAAGCAACTGCAGCTGATGTATTCAATGCTGTTCTAAATGATTTAAAAGGAATGGATGACAAGGTAAAACAGAATCAAATTGGAGTTGGCTTGTTTGCTACTCGTTGGGAAGACATGGGCGCCAAAGCTGTATTAGGTCTAAACGAATTAAACGGTGGATTAGGGAAAACCGAAGGTAAAATGGAAGAAATGAAAAAGCTCCAAGAAGAATCATTCGGACAACAATTTCAGAGCGCTTTAAGGGAAACACAAGCAGCATTTGAACCACTTGGAAAAAAACTTGCTGAATTAACTAAAGATGTTTTACCTCCGGTAGTAGAGGGGATAAAGACTTTAGTGGATGGGTTTACTAAATTACCAGAGCCGATTCAAAATTTCACGTTTATTTTTGTAGGACTAACGGCTGTAGTCGGTCTTTTGGCTCCTATTATTGCGGCTGTAGTTGTATCGTGTATAGCGCTAGGTACAACGATTGGAACAGTTATGCTTATTATTGCCGGGATAGCTGCAGTAATAGCGGGTGCTATTTGGGCCATACAGAATTGGGGTGCCATAACCGACTGGCTTTCTGAAAAATGGTCAGAGTTTAAAGATTGGTTTGGTGAATTGTGGGATAGCATAGTTCAAACTTGTGAAGATGCTTGGTCATCCACAGTTGATTACTTTTCTGGAGCCTGGTCAGATTTTTTAAATATGGCAAATGAGTTCTTTGAACCTATCGGTCAATTTTTTGCTGATTTATGGACTGGAATTTCTGATACAGCATCGGAAATTTGGACAGGTATTACTGATTATTTTTCAGAATTGTGGTCTTCACTTTTAGAATTAGCAGATAGTATATTGTCTCCCATAGGTGAGTTTTTTAGCGATTTATGGACAGGTATTGTTGAAACAGCTTCTGAAATATGGAGTACATTGACTGTAGCATGGCAAGAAACTTGGAATACGATACTCACAGTTTTAGACCCAATTATCTCATTAATTTCTACGGTTTTAGAAGCAGGTTGGCTACTCATTCAAGCAGGGGCACAAATTGCTTGGGCGGCAATATCTCAATATATTATACAGCCGATTCAGGAAGCGTATGATTGGGTAACTAATCAAATTAGCGAATTAGCAACATGGTTAAGTGATAATTGGGAACTTATAAAGGCTGCTGCACAAGTTGCTTGGGGCTTATTTAAACAATATATTACTCAACCTGTTCAAGAAGCATGGGATTGGGTTAAAGAAAAGTTTGGCGATTTAGTTTCTTGGCTAAATTCACAATGGGAAACAGTTAAATCATATACTTCTGCAGCATGGAATCTAGTAAAACAATATGTCATTCAGCCTGTGCAGGAATTGTGGAATGCAACAAAAGAAAAATTGAATGATTTAGCGAATTGGATACTAGGTAATTGGGCCAAAATCCAATCTTATACACTTACGGCATGGAATCTAGTTTATAAATATATTATTGATCCAGTGATTTCAGCTTATAATTCTGCAAAAGAGAAGTTCAATGATATGTACAATACGGCACGGGAAAAATTTGATTCTGTAAAGAATGCAGCGCAAGAAAAATTTGACGCAGCAAAGAGATTTATCGTTGATCCGATAAAAGATGCGGTAGATAAAGTAAAGGGATTCATTGATAAAATCAAAGGGTTTTTCAGTGATTTGAAATTAAAGATTCCGAAACCGGAAATGCCTAAAATGCCACACTTTAGTCTGCAGACTAGTACGAAAAATATTTTGGGTAAAGACATTACTTTCCCATCTGGGATCGATGTACAATGGCGTGCAAAAGGAGGGATCTTTACTAGACCTACCATTTTCGGTATGAGTAATGGTCAATTGCAAGGTGCAGGAGAAGCTGGAAAGGAAGCAGTTTTACCGTTGAATAAAAAGACATTAGGTGAGATTGGTGAAGGGATTGCAGCAACGATGTCAACTGAACCAACTGTAGTTAATATTTATAATCCTTCAGTAAGGGATGATCGTGACATCGACCGCATGGTCGGAAAAATAGATGATGCACTTGCTCAAAAAGGGCGTAATTCAAAAATAGGAATAGGGAGGACTTAAATTGCTAGACATAGGTATCGATAATCAGTTGGCAAGTGACTACGGAATATGTATAGTAGGACGCCCTGTTATTCCTACAGCAGAACAAGAAATAGAACATATTGAAGTGTCTGGTAGACATGGTTCACTTACAAAAAAAGGGGCGTTTAAAGACGTCCCTTTAAAAATAAAGTTCAATATGCTTGAAGAAGAGAATATTAAGCCGTTAGTGCGACGTATGAAGGCTTGGTTGATGAATGGAAAGACATTATATTTTACTGATGATGATGTGTATCGAAAAATTAAACATGTTGTAGTAGGTGATATTGTAAATGAAATTGAAGAACATGGTGAATTTGAAGTGGATTTTAAGTTAGATCCCTTTGAATATACAGAGGATGTAAATCTAAAGCTTACCAAACCTGGTGTAATTTATAATCCAGGTACAATTGAATCTGATCCTAAGTTTTGGATTGTGGGAAATGGTACTTTCCGTATAACAATTAATGATGTCTCTTTTCAAATAAAAGATGTGAATGGTTCTGTTGTCATAGACTCAGAAGTACTTGAAGCATATACAGATACCATATCAATGAATAATAAAATGGTTGGGCAGTTCCCTATATTCAACGTAGGAGAAAATACAATAGAGTGGTCAGGAGCAATTCAATTCATGGAAATTCGACCTAGGTGGAGATATAAATGATTACTTTATATAAACCAAATGAGACTGATTTTACACACAATGGTATAGGGGCTTTAGATAAAAATATTTATAACGCAACTGTTGAGGAAGAACTCAATGGTTTATTTTTATTTTCATTTAGTTATCCATTGTTTGCGCCACATGGTCTGGAAATAGAGGGGATGATCATCATTAAAGTTCCAACTCCTGATGGTGAACAACTATTTCGAGTGGCAGCTCCTAAAGTCAGTATGGGTGAGATTACAGCGCAATGTTATCACATCTTTTATGATTTAACGGAAAATCTAATTGAAGACATTTTTGCTGAAACAACAAATGGTAATGGAGCTATGAATCGTATGTCAGCAGGATGCCAATACAAACATCCTTTTCAGTTTTATTCAGATGTACCAAAGATAGCAAGTGCACGTATTGTCCGTAAAAATCCTGTGGAAGCATTATTGGATTCTAGTCAAGACAATTCATTTGTTAATCGTTGGGGTGGCGAATTAAAACGAGATAATTTTGACGTGAAGATGCTACAAAATCGTGGTATGGATCGTGGGGTAGTGATTCGTCATAAGAAAGATTTACTAGGGTATGAAGGTAATGTGGATTGGAAAAGTCCCATAACTAGAATCATGCCACAAGGTTTTGATGGGTTATTTCTTCCTGAAAAGTATGTGGATAGCCCACTTATAAATAAGTATCCTCATCCTAAAATCAAAGTGGTTGAATTTAAACATATTAAAGCAGCTATTGGTGAAAATGCTGACGATGAAGATGCAGTTCCATTAGAAGAAGCATATAGGTTATTACGACAGGCAGCTAAGGATATGTTTGCTATTCAAAAGGTTGATCAGCCTAAAGCAACTTATAACGTTAAGTTTCAGGAGTTATCACAAACGGAAGAGTATAAGGATTATAAGCATTTACAGAGTGTTTATATGGCAGATACGGTTACGGTTGAGCATCAAGAAGATGGTATTGATATAAAGGCGAAGGTAATTGCTTATAAATATGATCCAATAAAAAAAGAGTATCTGGATATAACCATTGGTAACTTCAAAGAATCCTTTACAGACGTTTCCGGTAGAGTTGATTTGGTACAAGAAGAGTTGTCCAATATGCCAGGCTCTATTTTGGATGCAGCAAAAGCAAATGCTACAAGCCTTATTAATTCAGGATTCGGAGGACATGTCCGCGTTTATCCAGATCGTATTTTAATTATGGATACGAAAGATGAAAAGAGTGCGAAAAAGGTTTGGCAATGGAACTTGAATGGATTAGGGTATTCTTCCACAGGGGTGAATGGACCATATGGAACTGCCATTACAAGTGACGGAAGAATTGTTGCTGATTTTATTACTGCAGGTACGTTAAGTGGGAACTTTGTTCAAGGGGGAGAAATAACAGGTTCAACATTACGAACTTCAGATAGTGTGAACTATGTAAATATCTCAAAGCAATTTATACGCTTGTATGAGTCATCTAGAACAAGGGTGTTTGTAGGGTATTACAAAAATAGTAGAAATGAAATACAGCCTACTCTTATTTTAGGTGGAGATTCAGATTCCACAGGGGCAAATGGAGCTATTATGGTATACCAATTCTCAGATACAAGTGTTAAATCTGGTGGAATTGGAATTACAAAAGGACTCGATGGCAATGGATACTTGAATGCAGCTTCTTTATACTTTTCTCAAACGGGGAATGCAATGCTTGATGCTGACAAAATGATTGTCCTAAATGCTCAAACTGATATGAGGTTTAAAGTCAAAGATCAGTTTCGCTTTTATCGTAATGACAATTGGATTGCGAGTATTGGGGTTTCATCTGGAGGAGATACAGATATCATACTTCCAAATGCAATGATACGAAATTCGAGTTACGAAAATGGTTATATTCAAATAAAGACAGCACTTGGATCATATTATCAAGGAGTAATTGCCTCAGACTTTAAAGTTTCTTCTAAAGAAACCTATAAAACTAATATCCGTCCTATTGCATTCAGTGCACTTGAAAAGGTAATGGAATGGGAAATTAAACAGTACAATTTGAAAACCGATATTCCAAAACTTTATGAGATGCGTATGAATCGTAAAGAAGGAGAGCCAATAATTACTACAGATGCAATTCCTACACATTATGGTTTAGTTATTCCAAAGGAAGCAGAAGAAAATGGTGTAGGTCTATACGGGATGCTTTCACAATTGACGAGCGCATTTCAAGAGCATGTGATAAAAACGGATGCTAGATTGGAAGAATTAGAGCCATTAAAGCCTAAAGGGAATATAAAGCATAGGAACAGAGTAAAACGTCAGAGAAGACCGCCTAGACACGTAAAAAGGAGTAGCTAGAAAGAGGTGTAGTCATGCGAAATGAGGAAATTATTATAGATTTAGCAGATCCTGTGTTTACTAAAACAATTCGTTCTCGGCAGAATGACAAGAACGGATTGAAGCTTACGGTGCACGCAAGAGAAAAAGGAATAAAGCTTGATTTAACAGGATATGCGGTTAAATATGAAGCGACAAATCATACAGGAGTATTCATTCGAGATGATGCCCAAATAGTTGATGCAAAGAATGGCGTATTTGCATACACGTTGTCCTCACAAGCTGTTTCCACATCGGATGATTGGACGGCTTATTTTGTATTCGAAAAAAGTAACGAACGAATGAGTACACCAGACATTCGGATTACACTAAGACGTGATGTGAAAGAAGGGAATATTAAAATCGAAAATTACATTTCTGATTTTGAGATTCTTAAGAAGACGATAGACGAGTTACAGAGAAAATTAAATACAATGGATGTCGTTAAGAAAAGTGGAGACAACATGGCTGGCAATCTTTTGTTTGACAGGTCAAGTATAGACAAGACGAACAAAATAGCATTCTCTACGGCAGGAGTCGAAGAGCTCAACTTCTACCAAACAGGCGATGGATATTACGGGATTAGGGATGTTAAAGGAAATCAAGGTGTTTGGGATTATAATCGTAACAATAAAACGTTTAATGTTTCTGCTAATACAAACCTGGTTAAGAAAGATGGCGACATCATAAATGGAATACTTGAATTTAAGATCGATAATGCAATTGTATTAGGTAGCCGCTCGTTTAAAACAGTTCTTCACAAGGGTGCGCAAGGGGCTCTTATTATTGCTCCTTCAACAGAAGAGCAAGGGGATACTTGGGATTGGTCAAAGCGAGTTGAAATCAGGCCAGATGGTACTATCAAACAAGCAACAGATACAGGATGGATTAAGCTTGCTACAACTGGGGTAGAAAATGTTGCTAACAGAGATATGAAATACAAGAGAAGTGGTGAAAACATTAGTGTAATTGGTTCAGTTCGAAATCCTCAAAATGAGGCAGTATTCGCTACACTACCAGTTGGATTTAGACCCGTACAGCACATTGCTTTTCCAGCACTGGCATATGGATATACACCCGCGGCTTGTGAAGTGACAATAAAACCTGATGGCGGGGTTTTCGTGAATGGTGTTCCAAACGGAAGTACTGTTCATATTGCAATGAGCTTTTTAATTTAAATATCAGAAATCAAGCGTGCATAAGCAGGCTTTTTTATTTTGCTAAAAAGACCAACTATGAGAAGTCAAGGGGAGTTTTTTATATAAATAGGGGGTGTTTTTCTAAAAAAGGGCGTGCCAAATAAACCTAAGGATTTTCAAAAAAAATGAAAAGGTCATGTTTCTGTTGTGTGAGGTGGTACTTCATAAGGCTTATTGCTTTTAAGAATGGCATAGATAATGTAACACAGCTTTCTAGCTACCGCCCCTATACAAACATAGTAGTGCTTTCCTTGCTTTCGTTTCTTTTCATAAAAAGCTTTTAATACAGGGTCATGTTTATGCGCTGTAATAGCCGCTTGGAATAAGGCTCTACGCAAATGAGAAGAACCACGTTTGGATATAGACGTACCTGAGGCTTCAAATTGTCCAGATTGGGACACAGAGGCATCAATGCCTGCGTAAGCGACAAGTTTAGATGGTTTGTCAAAGCGGTGAATATCCCCAATTTCACTTAGTATAGTGGCTCCTAAAATGGGCCCAACACCAGGTATTGTCATGATAGGAGTATCTAAATCAATTAAAAGTTGTGACATTTCTTCTTCACATTCTTTGATTTGATCTTCGATAAAACGAATTTGTTCCATCAACATTTTTAGTTGGAAGGAAAAAGCGTCTTTACAGAAGGTAACACCAAACGAATTAGAGGCTAATTCCATTAGCTTGTTGGCTGTTTTCTTCCCCAGTCGATTACGACTGGTTTGCTCAATTATTTGTGTTAAATCATCAATAGATATCTGTTCATAGTCACTAGGAGAGGCATATTCAAGTAAGATTTGCGAAGAAGTTTTACCAAAAACATCCGAAAAGATGCTTTGGTACTCTGGGAAAGTCTGATCTAATACGACAAGAGCTTTTCGTTTTAAATC